GCAGTGCCCTCGGGGGCCAGACGGATCCCGAGCCTCTCAAGCGGTGGTCTGCACTTTTTCTCTCCCTAAATAAATTCCGAGGGGCGGTGGACCGTGGCATCGAACCTGACGAGCACCGACCGAGCCAAGGTGCTCAGGGCGTTGCAGCTGAAACTCGCAACCTCGATCGATCGGGCGAAACCCAACGAAGTCGCCCCACTTGCACGCCAACTGATGTTCGTCACGGCCGAGCTCGCAACGATCACGAAGCCGGAGGCGAGTAGTGTCGATGACCTCGCTCAGGCGCGTAATCGCCGCCGCACCAAAGCCAGCGCTACTGGTCCAACCACCAGAAGTAAGCAACGCAGCAGTTGAGGCGATCGAGCTCGCAGCGTCGGCTGGGCTTGATCTTGACCCGTGGCAACAGTTGGCGCTCCGAGCATCTCTCGGCGAGACCGATACGGGCAAGTGGGCAGCGACTCGGGTTGGTGTCATCGTCCCTCGTCAGAACGGCAAAGGGGCGTGCATCGAAGCACGCGAACTGGCCGGGTTGTTCTTGTTCGGCGAGAGGACGATCAACCACACTGCCCACTTGTTCAAGACCGCAGCCGATGCGTTCGAGCGAATCACTGGACTGATCGAGAACACCCCGGACCTCTTGCGAAGAACCTTGTATATCCGCCGTTCTCACGGTGAGGAACGCATCCGTTTGCGAAGTGGAGCGGAACTCAAGTTCCTCGCCCGCTCGGCATCATCGGGGCGAGGACTCGGTGGTGATCTCCTGATCTTGGATGAGGCCTACCACTTGCCAGCGGCAGTGATGGGAGCAATCCAGCCAACCCTGTCGGCCAGAGTGAACCATCAGCTGTGGTTCACGAGTTCACCACCGGTGGAAGAATACGCGGTTGAGGGGCGCACGCTTCGCAGACTGCGTTGTACTGCCGAGTCGGCGGACCCCGGCCGCCTGGCGTGGGTCGAGTACTCCAACCCCTCGGGCGTGGACCCGACAGACCGTAAGGCATGGGCAAGGGCGAACCCTAACCTCGGCACCAGATTGTCGATCTCGGCCGTCGAGGACGAGTTAGACACACTGGAGCCAGCGATCTTCGAGGTGGAACGCCTCGGCGTTTGGACCCCCGACCCAGACCAAGACATCGCGGCGGCAATTCCACTCGGTGAGTGGGAAGCGTGCGAGCATGCTTCCGCTGCGCCATCAGATCCCATCACATTCGCTTTCGATGTCGCCCCCAATCGTAACACGGCATCGATTGTTGCCGTGGGCGACTGGCATGGTCACCCATGCGTCGAGCTCGTCGAGCAACGCTCGGGCACGGAATGGTTAGTAGATCGCCTCGGCGAGTTGTGCGAAACGTGGGATTACACAGCGGTAGCGTTCGACTCGGGTTCTGCGGCCGGTTCATTCCAGCCACAGCTTGAGAGGCTCGGAATCCGTCTGGCCCCCGAGGGCACTGCGGGTGTGAAGCGGGCAGCTGGGCGACTGTATGACAGCGTGGCATCAAGGCAACTTGCCCATTGGGGGCAACCGGAAATGTCGGTCGCCATCGGCGGTGCGAAGAAGCGTGACATCGGAGACGCTTGGGCGTTCGGCCGTCGCTCCTCGGCCATCGACATCACCCCTGTGGTAGCGACATCTTTGGCGATCATCACCCATGAAGACCCACCCGAATTGCCAGCCGAGCTGCTCGAATTCGTGTACTAGGAGGCAACGATGCGGACAGAACAGCTCTGCGAACTCGCTGGCTTGGCGCTCCTGATCGCCGGTCTTGTAATGCTGCCGCTAGCGGCGACCCTCATGGTTGTCGGCGTGGTGCTCATTTTTGTTGCGCAGGCCATGCGATGACGATCGTTTCGCGCATTCTGGCGCTATCAGGCGAACGTGGAGAACAGCGCGACGTGGTCGGGGACGCGCTCTCGCGGTTGCGTCCTGGTGCAGGATACAGCGGAGGCTTGAAAGCTCCTGTTCCCGAGCCCAGCATCGGTGAGGCAATACGCCTTGACACAGTGTGGGCATGCGTCGACCTCACAGCGGATCTACTGGGCACACTCCCGGTAGGCGAATACCAGCGCGGCGAGGGAGTTCGAGTCGAGCTGCAACCGTCACAGATCGTGGCAGCACCATCGGCCACCATCGGCCAGATTGACTGGCGGACCCAGTACTGGACATCGCAGATGCTCCGCGGGAACGTGTTCGCGCTGATCACGGAATGGACGAAGGACCTTTGGCCCGCACGAGCGGAGATGATCAACCCCGACGCCGTCTCGTGGGATACCGAATCGGGACGCTACCGGGTGGGCGACAGCCTTCATGACGCGTATCCGCTGGGCGACCTCTGGCACGTTCCTGGGCTGACTATTCCGGGCTACAGGTTCGGCCTCTCTCCGCTCATGGCTGCCGCTGCTCAGGTTTCGCTCGGGCTTTCCGTGCAAGGCTTCGGTCGACGCTGGTTCGAGGACGGGGCTCACCCGAGCGCGATTATCAAATCGTCGAGCATGATCAGCCCCGAACAGGCGAACTCGATCAAGACAAAGGTCCTCCAGGTGCTGAACGGGACACGCGAACCGTTAGTAGTGGGTAAGGACATCGACTACCAGCCGATCCAGATCGCACCCGAGGAATCCCAATTCCTCGAAACAATCGGGGCCTCAGAGCGTCAGATCTGCCGTATCTTCCGGATGCCACCCGAGATGATCGGCGCGACGTCGGGCGGGGATTCGGTCACCTACGCGAATGTTGAGCAGCGCGGGCTGCATTTCCTCACCTACAGCGCAGGACCACGGCTTTACCGGGCCGAGGCGGCGTGGTCGGCGCTGCTACCTCGTCCCCGATACGTGAAGCACAAGGTCGATGCACTTCAGCGCGTCGACTACGCATCTCGAATCAAGGGGATGGATATCGAGATCCGCAACGGGACACTTGGCCGCGATGAAGCCAGAGCGCTCAGCGAACGCCCACCTATCGGCGGCAATGATCAGTTCATGTGGCCACCAGTTGGCGCCAGTTTGGCCCCATCAACCTCATCGGAGGACCAGTGAAAGACCTACGAAACCTTCCCCAACCGGTCCTCGATCGGCTCGCTTCAGTCATCGGCGACGATGAACCAGGGCGTGGGCAACGCCGTGGGTTCGACGTTGTATCTCGCTCGACCCTTGCATCGGCTCGCCTCTTCACACCCGAAACCCGAGCCCTTGACGGCGGAGGATGCGAGGTGTCCGGCTACGCAACGGTGTATGACTATGCCTACAACGTTGGCGGAACCTACGGGTGGGATGAAATCATTGCTCAGGGCGCTTGTGCCAAGTCGCTGGCCGAGCAGGACCGCTGTGTATTCCTGGTCAATCACGACTCCTCGACCGCTCTCGGCGTGCCACTTGCAGCGACGTACTCGGGTGACCTTACGCTCTCTGAGGACAAGGTCGGACTCCGAACCGAGCTCACACTGCTGCCGACCAACACGGTCGCCGAGATGCTTATTGACGGACTGCTGAACAAGCGAGTCGACTCGATGAGTTTCGCTTTCCGGGTCACCCGCCAGGAGTGGAACGAGGATTACACCGAGCGGACTATTCGTGAGTTGCAGCTCTTCGACGTGTCCGCAGTGACGTACCCCGCCAACCCTGCCGCGACGATTACCGCTCGCGACGAGAACACCGAAATCGAAATCCCGGCATCGCTCGACTGGCGCCGCCGCGAACTCGAAGCGCTCCGCCTCCGGAGCGTCTGACGCCGACTGCTACGCCGTGGATCGCGCCGCCCAACTCGGGCACCCGTTCCACACCTAGCGGTCACCTCGGGAACACACCACACCTACCACCCCGAAAGGCCAACCATGTTGGAACAACTCCGGGCACGCTTGCGCGCCCTCCTCAATCAGCGCCAGGCGCACCAAGAGACCCTCGATCAGATCCTCGCGACTTGTGAGGCCGAGGGCCGATCGGCATTCAGTGCCGACGAAGACACCAAGTGGGCAGAGACACGCTCAGCGATCGACACCATCGACGCCGAGCGGGCACCCGTTGAGGAACGCATTACCGAACTCGAAACCCTCGCCACTTCCTCAGCTGCCGCTACCGCAGCGCTCGCCGCAGCAGGCGCCGCACCAGCTGGCGCTCCTGCGGTTGTCCGCTCCGAACCAGCGACCTATCGCCGAGACAACGCACGCGATGTGTCGTTCTTCGGCGACGCCTACCGCTCACAGCGCGGCGACTTCGAGGCACGTGAGCGCCTTGAGCGTCATGGCCGCGAGATGGTCGCCGCTGGCGAACTGCCAGAATCACGCGACGTCGGAACGGGAGCGTTCGGCGCTCTTGTGGTGCCGCAGTACCTGACTGAGTTGTATGCCGAGGTCGCCCGCGCTGGTCGACCCACGGCGAACGTAGTCCGATCGCTGCCTCTTCCCGATGAGGGAATGACCCTCAACATTCCGCGCGGTACGACCGGCACAGCTACGGCTGAGCAGTCGTCAGAGAACACCGCCGTTCAAGAGACCGACTTCGACGAGACAACCTTGCAGGTGTCGGTAGCCACCATTGCTGGCCAGCAGGACGTTTCCCGCCAGTCGATCGAGCGGGGCCGCGGGACCGACGAGATCGTGTACGCCGATTTGGTGGCCGACTACGCTACCAAGGTCAACGCGTACGTGTTGTCGAAGGCTTCCATCGGCTTGCTGAATCAGTCGGGCGTGAACTCGGTGACGTACACCGACGCGAGCCCGACTGTGACGGAGCTCTGGCCGAAGCTGGCTGACGGTACCCAACAGGTCAACTCGACTCGGTTCATGCCAGCGACGGTAGCGATCATGCACCCACGCCGGTGGGGTTGGTTGACCGCGGCTGTCGATTCGACCGGGCGACCTCTGTTCGTGTCGTCTGTCGCTCCGCAGAACCCTATGGGTGTCGGCGTAGCGAACGAGTACGGCCAGGTCGTGGGCACGTTGTCCAACGGGCTGCCCGTTGTGACCGATGCCGGGATCCCGACCAACCTTGGTGGCGGTACTAACGAGGACGCCATCCTCATCATGCGGGCAGATGATGCGCTCCTCTGGGAGGAAGCGTCGACACCTCGACGCCTCCGCTTCGAGGAAACCTTGGGCGGGAGCCTCACGGTGAAGCTCGTGGTCTACGGCTACGTGGCGTTCACGGCGGGCCGTTACCCATCTTCCATTGCGAAGATCAGTGGCACGGGTCTGGCTACGCCGACCTTCTAGCACTGACGGCGGGCGGAGCCACTTCACGTGGCTCTGCCCGCCACCCCCACACCCCCAACTCTGAGGAGCACCGATGAGCGTTGAAGCATTGAAGGCCGAGATGGCCGGTTACCTTGTCCGAGGGCTTGACGATCGGGCCAATGAAGTGGCCGCGGAGATCCGCAGGCTTGGCTCGGCCGTCGAGACTGCAGCAGCGGTCACCCCACCGGATACCCCGGAGGATGCGGCGCCGGTCGCCGAACTCGACGCGCCAGAGGAAGTACCCGCGAAGGCGAAGCCTGCCACCCGAAAGCGGATCAGGTAGCAGATGAGAGTCTCTCTCGGGTCCTCCTCGCCACTTGTTGCGACGCTCGATCGGGCGGGGCGAACCGTCGCGCTCGATGAACCGGCAACGGCAACGATCGAGGCAGCGTCGGGAGCCACTCACACTGGCGGAGAGTGTGTGGAGTGGGCAGATATCCCTAACGCCTGGCACTTCGAGCTCGACGCCACACACACAGCCGACCTCGACACGCTCGTGGTGCGGTTCGCCGGTACGGCTGACTCTGTTGACGTGGCGAAATACATTGGCGTGGAGGTTGTGAGCTCGACGATGTTCACGATCGGGGACCTCCGTTCGATGCCGGATCTCGACAACGAGCAGCGCTATTCCCACCTCACGTTGACCGCTGCACTCGATTGGATCGAGGCGCTCATCGAAACAACCGTGGAGACCTCGTTCTGCGAGCGGCGCTACCAGGAGACCCGAGCCATCAAGGGCTGCACTGTAGCCCCGTTCAAGGCCTACCCATCGCAGCTATTCGGCCTCACTTTCAACGGCGAGGCCGTTGACCCCGCCGCGTGGGAGCTGGATCGTTCTGGAGTGCTCACAGCACCCTCCCCATTCTTCGGGTCGCTGACGATCGACTACTCGGCAGGGTTCTCCACGCACGCACCCGCCGACCTCGCAGACGCAGCCCTACAGGCCGCACGTGCGAAGGTGCTGTCCCGCGGGCAATCTGGCATGCCAGACCGAACACGCTCGATCAGCAACGAATTCGGGTCGACATCGTTCGCTATTGCAGGCCCCAATCAGCCAACTGGTTACCCCGAGGTGGACGCCATCCTCATGAAATGGCGCGATCTCGTCCGACTTCCAGGGCTCGCGTAGTGCCAGCCTCAGCAATCCCCGCGGTCATCGATTGGTTGTTGGGCGACCTCGCCACAACACTCTCGGCAGATGACGTCGACCTGTGCGAAAGCTGGCCGGGCGACAAGATTCAACGGTGCACCGTGGTGATCGGTAGCGCAACGTTTGATCACACGGTCGCCTCCATGGGGTCGCGCAAACACATCGAGGACGCGACCCTGTCGATCTGGGTGCTCGTGGAACTTCCAGGCGGCACAGCCACCGAAGTCCGACGGAAAGCCTTCGCGATCTTCGACGTGATTGCCGAGAAGATGCGCACTGACCTTGACGCAGTCAGGGCTGGCGGTTCGACGTGCTGGACCACATTCACGCCCACTGAGTGGACGCCAGGACTTGGCGACCATGCTCGCACCGGATTGCTCCGCTGCGAGCTCCGAACCCACAACGCCCGAATCTAAGGAGGGCCAATGAAATCTGTGACCTACGTCGGCTCTTTCGACGCGGTGGAAATCGAGACAGCACCAGGCCTTTGGGCCACCGTCGCAAACGGTGACGCGTTGAGTGTCGCTGACCGGATCGCCGATGGGCTGCTCGAGCAGTCCGACAGTTGGGTCGAGGCGAAAGCCCCAGCCCGTAAGACCGCCACCAAGGAGGCGTAACCATGCCCATTTCATCCCAGCTCGGGTTCAAAAAGGAAGCCACGTACGGCACTGCGGTGACGGTGGACCGCTTCGCGGAGTTCTTGTCGGCGCCGATGCAGCTCGAAACCGGGCGCGCCGAATCGAAGGCGTTGCGGACCGGTCAACGGGTGCAACGCTCCGACCGGTTCATTCCCTACATCACAGGCGTCTCTGGCTCAGTCGAGTTGGAACCGTTGTCGAAGGGCTTCGGGTTCTGGCTTGAACACATGCTCGGCCAAGTCGCCACAACGGGCCCAGTCGACGGCGCTTACACCCATACGGCGAGCATCGCGACCCTCTGCGGGAAGTCGTTCACCATGCAGGCGAACCTCCCGTTCGGTGCGTGTGGCGACACGAACCAGGCGTTCACATGGGAAGGCCTCAAGATCTCCAAATGGGAACTAGCGCTCGACGCTGAAGGACTCCTGACGTTCTCCGCTGACCTTGTTGGTGAGGACGAATCCACGGCTACTGCGCTCGCTACGGCGTCGTACCCCGCGGGTGCTGAGGTGTTCTCATGGGTGGGTGGTCTCGTCACGATCGGCGGCACAGCGACCGATGTGAAGTCGTGGAAGGTGTCGTGCGACAACAAGTTGGACGACGGCAGGCTGTTCCTCCGTGAGAACACCCGACGGAAAGAACCTGTCGAGTCGGACTACCGCGAGATCACAGCGGAACTCACCCTCGATTTCGAGGACCTGACTCACTACAACCGTTTCAAGTCGGCCACCGCTGCAGGCACGCTCGCAGCCGTTGAGTTGCAAGCAACCGCCGCGTCGCTCATCGGCGCTAGCACCTACCCGCGTATCAAGGCCACGATCCCCGCTGCCCGTTTCGACGAGGTCGGCGTGAACATCGGCGGCACCGATGTACTAGAGCAGACGGTGAAATGCGTCGGGTTGTTCGACGGCACGAACTCGGCGCTCTCCGTCGCCTACACCACCGCCGACGCCACCCCGTAGCGATGTCAGGCGTTGTTGAGGTCGACGGGCTCAAAGAGGCACGTCGCGCATTCCGCGACGCCGAAGGCCAAACTAGGGACCTCTCCGCAGCGCACCGACGTGTCGCGCAAGCTGCGGCAGAACGAATCCGGGCACGCGCCGCAACCGGCACACGACAGCAAGCGGCCGCAGCGAAAGTGATCAAGGGACGAGGAACCGCCTCGGGCGCCGATGTGGCGGTCACGAACACAGCTGCGGTTCCGTTCGGCAAGGGAGCGTTCTTCGGTTCGCTGAGATGGGAGCAGTTCCCGATGTGGGTTGGCAACACCTGGGATATCTCAGAGGGCGACGGCCCATACATCATCACCGAAGTGCTTAACAGTCCCACCGAGTTCGAGCAGCTCAGCCTCATGTTTCTCGAGGAATTCGCCGCGGCACTTGCCACGGCGGGACTCACCATCGAATAGGAGACCCCCAACTAATGGCACCACGAACCCGAACCGCGAAACAACCGGTTCACCTCAAGATCACCATTGACGGTGTGCCGTACACCTTTGACCTCATGGGGTCATCGACCATGGACCGCCTGGAGCTATTCCGCCAGTCCGGGCTGACGATGCCCCAGGTTGCCGAAGCGTTCCGCCAGCGCCAGTACGAGACCTTCTTCGTGGCGGCCTTTGTGTTTCTCGCCCGCCGCCAGATGGGCCAACCCGCCTCGTTCATGACAATCGCAGATGCGATCACCTGGGACAGCGATATTGAGATGGAAGACCTCACCGAAGCGCAAGCCGACGAGGACGACTCCGCCCCAAAAGCGCCCGACACGTCTGGCGGCGACGAGCCCCAGAGTTAGCGCACTGGTTCGGTCTCAAACCGTGGGACCTCGACCGTCTCACCGACCGGGAAATCAAGACCTTCATCGACGCGATCCCAAAGAAGGAGAGGTGATGCATGGCAGGTAAAGCGCTCAAGATCCGCATCATCGGCGACGCGTCCAAACTCGGCGAAGCATTTGACGACGCGTCCAAGGGTCTCGATGGTTTCGGGTCCAAGATCGAAGGGTTCGGCGCCAAAATGGGGCCGCTACTCTCTGGCGCCGCACTCGGTGCAGGTGCTCTAGCTGGTGCGGCGCTCGCCAAAGGGTTCAGTGACGCGCTCGAAGCGGGCGATGTTGAAGCGCGCCTAGCGGCACGAATGGGCATAGCTAATCCTCAGTTCGCCGCCGAGCTCGGCGACATCGCCGGAGACCTGTACGCCGATGGGTTCGGCCAGGGCCTCGGCGACAGTGCGGACGCTATCCGCCAGGTGTTCGAGAAGGGCATCCTTCCAGAGGACGCCATCAACGCCGACATCGAGGCGGTTACCGCCCAGGTCATGACCTTGTCCGACGTGATGGGCCAGGACCTCGGCATGACTACTGAAGCGGTAGCGAACCTGATGCGTAACGGACTCGCCCCTGACGCTGAGACCGCGATGGACATCCTCACCCGCGGCATTCAGCAGGGCGCGGATAAGTCCGGCGACCTTCTCGAAACATTTCAGGAGTACTCGACGATCTTCCGCGACATCGGTATCGATGGCGCAACGGCCACAGGGCTGATGTCGCAAGGCCTCAAAGCCGGTGCACGTGACGCCGATACTGTGGCTGACGCTCTCAAGGAGATGGCGATCCGCGGACAAGACGCGTCGAAACTATCCGCCGACTCATTCTCCATGATCGGCCTCAACGCCGAAAAGATGACACAGGCGTTCGCGGCTGGCGGACCTCAGGCCTCCGAGGCGCTCGACCAGGTGCTCGATGCGCTCCGATCCACAGCCGACCCCATCGCCCGCAACGCCGCAGCGGTCGGGCTATTCGGCACAAAGGCCGAGGATCTGGGGGACGCCCTGTTCGCGCTCGACCCATCATCCGCGGCGGCAGGGCTCGGCGATATCGCCGGAGCGACCGACGACCTCGGTGGAGCGTACGACACCGCTGGCGCGAAGATTGAGGCGTTCAAGCGCAAGGGATTGCAAGCCCTGTCAGACTTCGTCGGCGACACTGTCATTCCACGCGTCGAACAGTTCGTCGGATGGGCACAGAAACTCGGCGAGGAATGGGGACCGAAACTCGCCCCGTACGTCGAGATGATCGGATCAACGATCAGCAACGTGTTCTCCGAGGGCGGTGTTCTGTCGACCGCCCAGAACGTCGTCACATCCGCGACGGGTGTTATCCGCTCAGCGTTCGCGACGATCTCGGAGTGGTGGGACGCGAACGGCCCAGCAATGATCGCCAAGGTTCAACCGATCGCGGAGAAGATCGGCACGATCCTCACCGGGATCGCGGAGCTCGTCGGCACCGTGCTGGGTTGGATCAAGTCGTTGTGGGAGGACTACGGCGACCTGATCCTCGATACCGTCAAGATCATTTGGGACACGATCTGGGGCGTGATCTCCGGTGTGCTCGACGTGATCTCGGGCGTGATCGACGTCGTCATGGGTGTCATCACCGGGGATTGGGGCCGCGCGTGGGACGGAATCAAAGGGATCGTTTCGGGCGTCTGGAACACCATTTCCTCGGTAGTGTCTGGGGCAATCAACCTCGTGTGGACCAACATTCAGATGGTCGGCCGAGCGATCGGCGACACCCTCTCCGGCGTCTGGGGCGGCATCAAAGACGCAGCCGGATCCGCGTGGTCATGGATCAAGGACACCGTGTCGAGCGGTGTGTCGGGAGTGT